TAGTGAATATGAGTTTATCGTTGATGGCGAGAGACTATTTCGAGTTTTATCTAATTTTATTACAATCAAATATGAACATCAAGGAAACGAAGAAACGTATAATCCAAGCTGGGCACAAAGCAGTTGAAGAACTTATTAAAGTAGGTGAAGAAGCTATTGTCACTGACTCTGAAGATGATTTAACAGCTGATAAGTTAAAGAATGCCGCAGCTTCTAAAAAATTAGCTATATTTGACGCATTTGAGATACTTAACAGAATTGAAGAAGAAGAAAACTTGCTTGAGGGTAAAACACCTGAAGAGGCAAAGGAAAAAACTTTTAAAGGATTCGCAGAAAGTAGATCTAAATAATGTACGAGCAAAATTTAGTTAAGACAGTTGAACCTGTAAAAAAGACTACTATCAGTAGACTTAACAAGGGTAAGAAATGGAAATACGGCTACGATAAAGAACATGATATTATAGTGTTATCTCACAACGGGCAGATAGGTGAGATAATAGAGATACAAGGACTAGTTATTGCGTTACCAAAAGCCCCTAAAGAAATATACAAAGATCCAAAGAACAAATGGGTGAAATTCGAGTATCCCAAGGAGTTGCAGAGAATTAAAAATATATTCGATTGGAGGAACTATCCGGAAAGCAGTAAAGAAAAATGGTACGATTATATAGACGAGGAATTTAAAAGAAGGGAGGAAGGATTCTGGTTCACAAATAATGGTAAACCAACCTGGATAACAGGTACGCAGTACATGTACTTGCAATGGAGTAAGATTGATGTAGGTGCTCCAGATTTTAGAGAAGCAAACAGATTGTTCTATATATTCTGGGAAGCTTGCAAAGCAGATAAAAGATGTTACGGAATGTGCTACCTTAAAAATAGACGTTCTGGATTTTCTTTCATGTCGTCGGCGGAAACGGTTAATTTAGCCACTCTTGCAAGTGATAGTAGATTTGGTATATTATCTAAAACTGGATCAGATGCAAAGAAGATGTTTACAGACAAAGTTGTACCTATATCAATTAATTATCCTTTCTTTTTTAAACCTATCCAAGATGGTATGGATCGTCCTAAGTCCGAGCTTGCTTATCGTGTGCCTGCTAGTAAGTTTACACGGAAAAAGATGTCAGCTACAGATGGGTTGGAAGAAATCGAAGGTTTGGACACGACGATTGACTGGAAAAACACTGGAGACAATAGTTATGATGGTGAGAAACTAGCTTTACTAGTTCATGATGAATCTGGTAAATGGGAAAGACCCGATAATATTTTAAATAACTGGAGGGTTACAAAAACATGTTTACGATTAGGTAGTAGAATTATTGGTAAATGTATGATGGGCTCAACTTCAAATGCTTTAGATAAGGGTGGAGAAAACTTTAAAAAACTATACAATGCCTCAGATGTCACGAGAAGAAATAGAAATGGTCAGACAAAGTCTGGCTTATACTCTCTTTTTATCCCAATGGAATGGAACTATGAAGGATTTATTGACGAGTATGGAATTCCAGTCTTTACTAACCCTGATATCGACAGACTTACACCAGACGGTGAATTAATAGATGTAGGCGTAATAGATAACTGGCAAAACGAAGTAGATGGTTTAAAAGACGATCAAGATGCTTTAAATGAGTTTTACCGTCAGTTTCCAAGAACCACAGAGCATGCATTTAGAGATGAGACTAAAAATAGTATATTTAACTTAGTTAAATTATACGAGCAGATAGATTACAATGAAGAGATGACTCGAACTCTAGGAATTACAACTGGTAATTTTCAATGGGTGAATGGAATCAAAGATTCTCAAGTAATATTCTATCCAGATCCAAAAGGAAGGTTTAAAGTTAGTTGGGTTCCACCTCAACAACTGCAAAATAGAGTAATACTTAAAAACGGAGTTAAGTACCCAGGTAACGAACACATGGGAGCCTTTGGTTGTGATAGTTACGATATATCAGGAACGGTAGATGGAGTTGGATCAAAAGGAGCTTTACATGGTCTAACTAGATTCAGTATGGAAGATGCCCCGGCTAACAGTTTCTTTTTAGAATACTTGTCTAGACCACCAACAGCCGAGATGTTCTTTGAGGACGTTCTAATGGCTTTAGTATTTTATGGGATGCCTATACTCGCAGAGAACAATAAACCCCGTCTCTTGTATTACCTGAGACGTAGAGGGTATAGAGGGTTTAGCATGAATAGGCCGGATAAGATATGGAACAAGTTGTCTGTTGCAGAAAAAGAAGTGGGTGGTATACCTAACTCCTCAGAAGATATTAAACAAGCTCACGCAGCGGCAATTGAGATGTACATACAAGATCACGTTGGAATAAAACAAGATGGAACGTTTGGTGATTTGTATTTCAATGAACTACTAAACGATTGGGCAAAGTTTGATATAAACAAAAGAACAAAGCATGATGCGTCGATAAGTTCTGGTTTAGCTATTATGGCTAACAACAGGCATTTATACGCACCAAATGCTAAGGTTGAAAAACAACCACTAAACATAAACATTTCCAAGTATAGTAATACTGGAAGCAATTCACAAATAATCAAATAATAAATATGGCAGAGTCTGGCATTAAAAGTTATTTCCCGAGTCAAACAGTTAGCGATGCTGAAAAGTTAAGCTACGATTATGGTTTGAAAGTAGGTAAAGCTATAGAACAAGAGTGGTTTAACAACGATAGAGGTTCTAATAGGTATAAAACTAATAGCAATGATTTTCATAATTTAAGATTGTACGCAAGAGGCGAACAGTCTATTCAAAAGTATAAGGATGAGTTGTCTATTAATGGCGATTTGTCCTATTTAAATTTAGACTGGAAGCCAGTTCCGATTATATCTAAATTTGTGGATATCGTTGTTAATGGTATTGCTGAAAGAACTTATGATGTAAAGGCTTACTCGCAAGATCCAAATGGAGTCTCTAAAAGAACTGAGTATATGGAGAATATACTTAAGGACATGAGACTTAAAGAGTTTAATGCTGCTGTTAAAAACGAGTTGCAGATTGATGTTAGAAAGAGTCAGATAGAAGAACTTCCGGAAAGTAATGAGGAGTTAGAACTTCACATGCAGTTAACGTATAAACAATCTATTGAGATAGCCGAAGAACAGGCTATCAATACTCTATTGGAGGGTAGTAGATATGAGTTAACCAAAAAAAGGTTTTATCATGATCTTACGGTTTTAGGTATAGGCGCTGTAAAAACAAATTTCAATACATCTGAAGGTGTAGTTGTTGATTATGTCGATCCTGCTAACCTAGTGTACTCATACACAGACTCACCTTACTTTGAAGATATATATTACGTTGGAGAGGTTAAATCTATTCCAGTAAACGAATTAGCAAAACAATTTCCTCATTTAACGGAGAGTGATCTTGAGGATATAATGAAGAATAAATCTTATAATAGATCTAACTACAACTCTAGACATAACTACGACAAAGAAGATAATAACACTATACAGGTTTTGTACTTCAACTATAAAACCTATATGAACGAGGTTTACAAGGTTAAAGAAACCGCTACTGGTGCGGATAAAATTATACCAAGAGACGATCAATACAATCCACCAAGCGATATGGAGGGTGGTTACGGTAGAATGCTAAGATCTATAGAGTGCCTTTATGAGGGCGCTATGATTTTAGGTACTAACAAGTTGCTTAAATGGGAGATGGCTAAGAATATGATGAGACCTAAGAGCGATTATACTAAGGTTAAAATGAATTATGCTATCGTTGCTCCAAGAATGTACAATGGAAAAATAGATTCACTAGTTAAGCGTATAACTGGTTTTGCTGACATGATACAGTTAACACACCTTAAATTACAACAAGTAATGTCAAGAATGGTGCCGGACGGTGTTTATTTAGACGCTGATGGTTTAGCTGAGGTTGATTTAGGAAATGGAACAAACTATAATCCACAGGAAGCTTTAAACATGTTCTTCCAAACTGGATCCGTGATAGGAAGGAGCTTCACGTCAGAAGGAGACATGAATCCAGGAAAAGTACCTATTCAAGAAATTACATCCGGGTCTGGTGGTAATAAAATGCAGGCATTAATTGGTACGTATAATTACTACCTGCAAATGATTAGAGATGTGACCGGGCTTAACGAAGCTAGGGATGGTAGTACGCCAGACAAAAATGCTTTAGTTGGTGTTCAAAAAATGGCTGCTGCAAACTCAAACACAGCGACGAGACATATACTACAAGCTGGTTTATTTTTAACAGCTGAGACAGCAGAATGTTTGTCTCTTAGAATATCTGATATTATAGAGTATTCTCCAACCAAAAATGCTTTTATACAAGCTATTGGTGTTCATAACGCAGCTGTACTTGAAGAGCTTAGTGAGTTGCATTTATATGACTTCGGTATATTCATTGACCTACAACCAGATGAAGAGGAGAGAATGATGTTAGAAAACAACATTCAAATGGCATTGCAACAACAAATAATTGAACTAGCTGACGCAATTGATATTAGAGAGATAAAGAATATTAAGCTAGCTAATCAACTCCTTAAAATACGTAGAAAGAAAAAGCTAGACAAAGACCAAGCTTTGCAACAACAAAATATGCAGATGCAAAGTCAAATGAACCAACAAGCTGCTCAGGCTGCAGCTCAATCAGAAGTTCAAAAAAACCAAGCCTTAACACAAAGCCAAGCACAACTAGAACAAGTAAAAGCTCAATTAGAATCTCAAAGAATGATGCAGGAGGTTCAAATGAAAAAAGAGTTAATGCAGTTAGAGTTTGAAATGAACATGCAACTTAAAGGTGTTGAGGTTGATGGGCAGAAAACAAAAGAGAAGGAAAAGGAAGATCGTAAAGACGAGAGGACTAGAATACAAGCTTCTCAACAAAGCGAACTTATAGATCAAAGAAATAGTGGAAAACCACCTAAAAACTTTGAGTCCGCAGGTAATGATATATTAGGCGGAGGATTTGATTTGGGAGTGTTTGACCCTAGGTAGAATTTATTAATTATTATTATATTATATTATGGAAGAAGAAAACAAAGAAGTAGTCGAAGAGACTACACAAGAAACGACTGAACAGGTCGACGAAAGTAAATTTGAATCCGCTGGTGACGATAGCGTTATAAAAGTAGATTTAAGCAAACCAATAGAACCAGAGCAAGATGAAGCTAAAGAAGATAACGTTGACGACAGCGGAGTGGTTGCAGAGTCTGAAGATGCCGAGCCCACACAAGAACAAGAAGAAGTACAACCGGAAACTGAAACACAAGAAACTCCAGTATTAGAAGAAATTACTGAAGAAGAAGTTGAAGAAGTTGAAGAGCAGGTTGAAGAGGCTATAGCAGAGGCTGAGGCTACTGGAAAACCATTACCAGAGAATATCCAAAAGTTAATGGACTTTATGGATGAGACTGGTGGAGATTTAAATGATTACGTTAAGCTTAATCAAGATTATTCAAAATTAGATGATCAAAATCTATTACGCGAATACTACAAGCAAACAAAACCTCATTTAGATAATGAAGAAATTAACTTCCTTATGGAAGATACATTCTCTTACGACGAAGATATGGACGACGATAGAGATATACGTAGAAAGAAATTAGCGCTTAAAGAGCAAGTTGCCAGCGCTAAAAGCCACTTAGACGGGCAAAAGTCTAAATACTATGACGAGATCAAGGCTGGAAGCAAACTTACGGGTGAGCAACAAAAGGCAATTGATTTCTTTAATAGGTACAACAAGGAGTCAGAAGCAACTCAAAAAACAGTTAAAACTAACTCTGATATTTTTACACAGAAAACAAATAATGTTTTCAACGACAAATTCAAAGGTTTTGAATACAACGTCGGTGACAAGAAATACAGGTTTAATGTAAACAATGCTGAAGAGGTTAAAAACACTCAGAGCGACATAAGCAATTTCACCAAAAAGTTTTTGGATAAGAACTCTGCTTTAACAGACGCTAAGGGTTATCATAAATCTCTATATACAGCAATGAATGCAGACGCTGTTGCGAAACACTTTTATGAACAAGGAAAAGCAGATGCTATGAAAAATAGTATTGCTAAATCCAAAAACGTTGATATGAATCCAAGACAAAGTCATGGAAAAATTGAAGCGGGTGGAATTAAGTTCAAGGTGCTAGGTGATAACTCTTCTGATTTTAAGTTTAAAATTAAAAACAAAAATAAATAATTAAAATTTAAAATTACAAATTATGGCAATTACAGGAGGAAGTTTGTTGAATAAAGTGCCATCGGCACAACAACAAACACTAGCTTCAAATTACATTGACTTCGCAGGAGGTTCAACTGGATGGGAGCAACAATATTTACCAGATCTTATGGAAAAAGAAGCTGAAGTTTTTGGAAACAGAACTATATCAGGATTTCTTTCACAAGTAGGAGCTGAAGAGGCGATGACAGCTGATCAAGTTGTATGGTCTGAACAATCAAGATTACATTTATCTTACATAGGTACAGTAGCTACAGCGGGTGATACTAACGGTACATTTACAGTTGTAACTGATATCGATGGTTCAGCTGATACTGAAAATGGTTTTTTAGTAGCATCTCATGGTGTTAGAGTAAATGACATTGTACTTATAGCTACGGCTGGTATCGTTACTAAATGTTTAGTGGTAGAAACTCCAGCATCAGCTGTTATTTCAGTTGAGCCGTATGATAAGGCTGATTTAACTGGTCACGCAACAACTGGTAGTGGATCTGTATTATTAGTTATCGGTTCTGAGTACGGTAAAGGACAGTCTTACAGTGGTATTACTGGTGCTGCAGCTGCAGACAAAAGAACAGCTTTAACGCCAACTTTCAAGTCTTACAGTAACAAACCAATTATAATGAAAGATTACTATGAGATCTCTGGATCTGATGCATCTCAAATTGGTTGGGTTGAAGTTTCTGGCGAAGAAGGGCAATCTGGATACTTATGGTACTTAAAAGCTGAAGGTGATACTAGAGCTCGTTTTACTGATTACTTAGAGATGAGTATGTTAGAAGCTGAGAAAACAGTTGCTGGGTCTATTATTGGATTTGGTGCTGATGGCCAAATTAGAGGCGCTGCTGATGCTGGTGCTGGCGGAGCAGGTACTGAAGGTTTATTTGCTGCTATTGAGTCTAGAGGTAATATTACTTCTGGAGTTACTGGTGTTAACGCTGCTACTGATTTAGCTGAATTTGACGCTATTTTAGCTGAGTTTGACAAGCAAGGTGCTATTGAAGAAAACATGATGTTTGTAAACAGAGCTACTTCGTTAGCAATGGATGACATGTTAGCTTCTATGAATTCTTACGGAGCTGGTGGTACTTCTTATGGAGTATTTGATAACTCTGAAGACATGGCGTTAAACTTAGGTTTCTCTGGTTTCAGAAGAGGTTCTTATGACTTCTACAAGTCTGACATGAGATACTTAAACGACAAAGCTACAAGAGGTGAAATCAACCGTGTTGCAGGATCTGCAGCTATTAGAGGGGTTGTTATTCCAGCGGGTGTATCTTCAGTTTATGATCAAGCTTTAGGAAAGAATCTTAAAAGACCTTTCTTACACGTTAGATACAGAGCTTCACAAACTGATAACAGAAAAATGAAAACTTGGGTTACTGGTTCTGTTGGTGCTACTACATCTGCACTTGACGCAATGCAAATCCACTATTTATCTGAAAGATGTTTAATTACACAAGGTGCTAACAATTTCATGTTAATGAAATAAGCACAATTTATATTAAAGAACCGGGGCTTCGGCCTCGGTCCTTTTATTTTATTAATTTATATTATATTATATTATGGCAAAGAAAAAAGAAACAAAAAAGGTTGTAGAACCTTTAATAGAAAAAGACTTCGAAGAAGTTGAAACACCGGTTATGGATATTCCAAAACCAAAAAGAGTTGAAAAGAAAAACCCAACACTAGAAGATGGTTGGGAAATAAAAGATAGAATATACAAGTTGAAAGGTAGGAAAAAACCTTTATCAAGGTCTATTAAATCCGCAAACATACATTGGTTTGACGAAGAAAAAGGTTACGAAAGAGAGCTTAAGTATTGTCAAAACCAAAGAACAGTTTTTGTTGATGAAATGAAAGGAGATCAAAGGTTAGAACATGTTGTTTTTAGAAACGGTATGTTAATTATACCTAAGGAAAAAACGGTTTTACAAAAACTATTATCACTGTACCACCCAGATAGAGACGTAATGTTCTATGAAGAAAAACCAGTCGCAAATGCAATAGGTGAAATTGCTTGGTTAGAAATGGAGATTGAAGCGTTAAACGCTGCTAAAAATTTAGACATAGATATGGCTGAAGCTATAATGCGTGTTGAAATTGGATCCAAGGTGTCAGAGATGAGTTCTAAGGAACTTAAAAGAGATTTACTATTATATGCTAAGAGAAACCCTCAATTATTCTTAGAACTAGTAAATGACGAAAACGTTGTGCTTAGAAACTTTGGTATTAAAGCAACTGAAATGGGGATATTAAAATTATCTTCTGATCAAAGAACTTTTTCATGGGGTTCTAATGATAGAAAGTTAATGAATGTTCCATTTGATGAACACCCTTATTCAGCTTTAGCCGCTTGGTTTAAAACTGATGAAGGAATGGAGATTTACTCCAATATTGAAAAAAGATTAAATTAATCTAACTGTAGAGCGGTCGCCCTACGGGGCGATCGTAAACTACAAAATTAAA